GGAGCCTCCGGGATTTCCAGGGCGATTCAGCTCGTCTGACGTGGTCGGTCCGGTGATGCCGCTATGACCGCCTGGTTTAAACGCACACAGCCCAAACCCCAACCAGTGGTGTCACTACAACCCCGAACCGGTGAAGAGACCCCTACGGCGTTCCTAGCCCGATTAAAGATCGAATGCACACCCCCATGCGAAGACTGCTACAGGCCCGCGGACTTCATGGTCACCATCCACCTCGTAGACCACTGCGACAGACCAGCCGTTGAAGTGTTCATCTGTGCTGCGCATGTATCCACGATCGGGAACTGGGTACAAGCCTCGATAGAGACAAGACGCAGAGGACGCTGCACCTGCTGCGGGCATGAAGTAACAGCACCACACGACCTCATAGAAGACGTGGTGAAGCTATGAGCGATCACGTCGGGCGCGGTGGTGGCGGCCGGAACAAGTGGTGGAAGATTCGGAAGCTGGGAACCGGGTGGGAAATATGGCAATTCGAGACTGGAACATCCCGAATTCTCATGATATGCCAAGGGATCTACCCCTCTGGTGCTGAGGCTATAGCAGCATTCGCGGCAGGTGGAAGATGAGCGACCCATCCGAATCCGCAGTGATAAAGCTCATGGGGTACGCCCACGGCTTCATGAACCCCGAGTACATCCACCTGACGAGGGAAGAGGCGCAGGTGATTTTGCAGGCGCTGGAAAGGTTGGCTGATCTAAGTGTCTGATCCTGCAATCGAAGCCGCACGCAAGGTATTCACCGAGTACTGGCCGGATCAAGGCGACTTTGAGTTCAACTACAGCAACGAGGGCCGCTTCGGTATCGAGGTCGCCCGTGAGATGGCTAAGTCGGTACAGGAACAACTGGCCGTCATCCGTGAACGCTACGAATTGGTACGTACGTGGATGCTCGCAGCTGAGACATCAGCGGAACTATCCCGGCACTCAAGCGAAATGGCTGGTCTCAAGTACGCATACGACCTGATAGCACCCACGGTTTACCCAAGTGAGGAACTAGAGCGATGAGTGAGCTTGTAGACCGCGCTAAAGCATCCCTAGAAGGCGTAACCGGAGGACCGTGGGAGACCCGTCCTGGTGCTACCGGTGATCCGACGACGACAAGTGCATCGGTACATTCCGGCCACCGTTCAATTCTCGTGTCTAGTGACGGCTACCACTACGGATATGCCGACAAGGCGGATGCCCGATTCATCGCCGCTGCAAGGCAGTTGGTTCCTGAACTCATCGCGGAAGTAGAGCGGCTGGAGGAACGTATCGCTGAGCAGGACCAAGAGCTTAGGTACTGGAGTAACCGATGAGTGACGAACCTTCGGACGCACAGAAGCTCATAGCGGAAGTGATAGCCACGCACCGCGCTTTATTCGATGGAGAGGCTTGCGACGCCTGCGACTGGAAGTTCACCAATGAGTATTACGGGCACGACGAACACGTTGCCGTAGAGGTGGATAAAGCCCTTGGAGGACTCACGCGGAAGCGGCGGATTGACTATCAATGGCGCGAGACGGGCGAGGTGCATCACGACCGATTCTTTGAAGGGAAGCCCGTCCCCAAGACGCGGCTGCACTATGTGCAGCAGTCCCGTTGGGCGTCTGGCTGGACGGTGACCGAATGAGCTACATCGACATGTTCGGAATCGAGTATGGCGGCTGCGGTGACTGTGATTGTGATCATGGTTGTCAGGGCGTTGGCTCCGACGATGAGGCCAAGTTCTACCCCGAGGCTTCCGATGACTGACTACCAAGACACCGGTAGCCGACGGAAACCTACGGCATACACCGAAACGGGGGCCGCTGAGCGGGTGTGCCCGGACTGTAGTGCCCCAGAAGGACATCCCTGTAGATGGATAGCCATGGATGGGCAGGGGGATTTAGGGAAACCAAGGCATTGGCCGCATGAGACACGTTGGAGGAAATGAAATGCGTGACGATATTCACCCTGGACCGCGCATCATCTCCGGTAAAGCGGAACTACCCTGCCTGAAACCGGAGCCCTGGATGATCCAGGCGTCCTGCGCCACCGCAGACCCGGACGCGTTTTTCCCCCATAAGCGTGGCGACGGTGATAGCGAGTCGATCACCGTGCAGTACCAATACGCCAAGAAGATATGCCGCTCATGCCCAGTCAGGGTTGAGTGTTTGACCTACGCGATCGTCAACGACGAACGCGACGGGATCTACGGCGGCTTAGGCCCTCGTGAGCGCGCGAAGATCATGCGTAACAGGGAGGCAAGCTGATGCCGCACTCAAGCCCTACCGACTGGATAGCCGGTGGAAGTGTCGCCGCAGACATCGTTGGATGCCTCACCGGTCTGGTCGCGGACCTGTCCTGGCAGGATAAAGCGGCGTGCCGTGGACTCCCTACGGAGTGGTGGTTCCCGGACCAAGGCGGCAGCCGGGAATGTAAGCGGGCCAAGGAAATCTGCCACGGCTGCCCAGTCAAACTCCAATGCCTCCAATTCGCGATAGAGGTACACGACCAGCACGGAATTTACGGGGAGCTGTCATTGAAGGACAGGCGCAGGTGGAACCAGGAAAGGAAAGCGGGCTAGACACCGCGAATGTCAGTGTATCGGAGGATAATTGAGGTATGGGAATGACTGATTTACAGAACGTCCACGAGCGCATTGCGGGCAAGCGTATAGCCTCCGTCGAGGCCGACGGTACGAGGCTGGTGCTAAACGATGGCACTGTGCTGCATCTCTACATGTCAGACAGTGACTGTTGTGCTTCCGCCGATGGGAAGTGGGTAATCCAGCCGGACGCGCTGGAGGCGATTATTACCGGCGTTCAGGTTACACCAGACGCGGATCGGAGCGGTTATGACGGTGACGGAAATACCAACTACGCCACCATCTCAATTCTGCACAACCAGAACCCCATTGCCCTTGCAGACTGCTATGCCAATGACGGTAATGGGGGCTACTACTTCTCCGTGCTATCCCTCCGTGTTGTCATGCCCGGTGACGAAGATGACGTCAAGGTGGAAGTCCTGAACTCTGACTCCTCGTCCAGCGATTGAGGAGGTAGTGAGAGTTGAGTGCTGAACCGCTGCAATGGGACCACAACCCAGATATTCGCGTCCCAAAGAATGGGTGCCGCGCCGAAGTTGACGGCGGTGCTTACATTCTGTTCAAGTACGGCGCTAGTTCGTGGCAGGTGCTTTTCAGCACTGGGTGGCATATACCCGATGAGGTCTATCTCGGCGACAGCGAATCAGACGCACTAGCCGCAGCAGAAGCTCACCATATCGCCCGCTCTCGCCGTCTCACCTGGGAACGCTATTAGGCAGAGAACGATCTACCGTCGAACGGGCAGGAGTGACGATGCCGCAGCGGATTCAGCGGAAGCGCACTAGGGGTTGGCGAATGCCCGAGGGTGCTATCTACGTCGGGCGACCGAGCCAATGGGGCAACCCGTTTCGACCTGTTCTCGTCGGTGGCGAGTGGCTCATAGAGGATGACAACGGCGTCCAGTACGACGGGTTCGGGAGCAAGGTAAGCGCTATCGGTCGGTGCGTTGCGCTCTACCGGTCGCTCGATATGACGTTCATGACAGACGCAGACCTAGACGAGTTCGTCGCGCCGCTACGGGGCCACGATCTCGCCTGCTGGTGCTCTCTCGATTCCCCTTGTCATGCAGACGTGCTGCTTGAACTCGCTAACGATCCACCGTCGAACGGAGAAGCTTTGTGAGCGAACTACGTAGAGCACTGTTGGTAGCCAAAGCGGAAGCGGCACTTATCCCCACCGGCCGACGGGCTGAGCTCGACCGCAGATTCACTGCGGCCCAGAAGGCGGCACAGGCTCACGCCACGTACAGGAGGTCCGCTTAGTGTCCGTCTCCGACAGCTTCTTTCTCGATAAAGGCTCCCAACACAAGCTCCGTGAAGAGTTGGCCAGCATCCCCCGCATGATCGGGGAGCTGTCCGTCACCCTCACCCGCCAGGCTCGCATCCAGAGGCCAGGGTTGAGTATGTCCCGAAGGCCCAAGCCTGAGTCTCAGGTCCCCATCCATATCGGGGCACACAACGCCGCTGACGTACTGCACAACTGCCTAGGTACGTGGGTGAGGCTGGTATGCGAACAACGAGCGATCGTGTGGGATAAGGGCAACGACATCATCACGCTGGCCAAGTGGCTGCGAGTCAACATGATCGCCCTAGCCCTCACTGAAGGTTCAGAAGAAGCGTACGAGGACATCAAAGCCGCTATCGATGACTGCTGGCGACAGATAGACATCCCCGCCGACGATGACATTGTGATCGACCGAGGACGAGTACATGAAGCGAACAAACACATCGTCACCGCCGACACCATCGAACCTATCGCCCGCCGGATAGGGGAGATGGGAAAGAAGCTGAATGCGCAGCGGGTGCACTCGCTTACCCGTGGTGGGCATCTGCGTCCAGTCTCTAGCGACCCGGACACGGGTAAGAAGTTCTACCGACTGGGGGATGTGCTGCACGCGCACAACAACTGCGAGAAACGAGACCGAAAGAAGGGCGCATGAGCGACGGACGCGGCATGTACATGAAGTACCGAGTTGAGCGGATGGACGGCAAGGATATGGGGCCATGTTTCATCCTTGAATACAAGAAGGATCGCCACGCGCGGGTGGCACTTGCGGCGTATGCCGACGCGTGCGCCGAGGACAATCCTGGACTAGCCCAAGACCTGCGGTGGACGCTAGAGGAGCTGGAGCGGTGAGGGTCGGGACCTGTCCGAAGTGTAAGCACTTGGAAGGTCGACACATCCAGTCCACGTACTTCGATGAAGAGACGTGGACTGGCCGATTCGTGTACGCCAGGTGCGATTGTGGCTGCACCCACTACGTCGTAGTGGAGCCGGTCTAGTGTCGGCCCTCGACTGTGAGGGGAGTGACCTAGATCCTGGTTGGTGCTGCACCCATAGATGCGATTTCAGGGACCCTAGGCATCCGCACTGCTGGCAGAACTGTGACGAAGAAGATTGCGCCGCCCCTGAGTGTGATTGGGTTGAGTAGTTCACGCTGGTCGCACATACTGCGCAGGCCAAGGTATCTCACGCATCTTCCACGCCTGCGTAGGGTTGGCCGCAGTGACCCAAACGATAGGCATATCGCGTCCGGGAACTACCCGAGTGGTAGTTAGACACTCAACTTCACCACCGGTTGCGGTGGTTACGTAGACACGCATTCTAGCTTCAATACCCATACGTCTAGCGTCGGTCTTGCCAAAAGATCTGTAAAGAAAAATCTATGCGACACCGCGTTATGGCAGTGCCTTATGGCAAGCCGCAAAGGGAGTGAAACTGATGAACGTATGGATAGTCTCTGCGCATCGGTCCTGGGGCGACAGGATTGAATACCACGGACACAGGGGGGATACCCACCGCTGGATGGGCTGGACGCGACCCATACCCAAGGTGGGGGAAGTTATTGAAACTGAATTGAAGTCCGGACGGGCGGCCCGCTTTCGGATAGTTGAGGTTGAGCGCGGGTACGGCACGGATGATATGTGGTGGGCCACAACCTCGGACGCGCCCATTTATGGAGCGACGACGTAACTGCCTCCACCTTGCATAAGTATATCGGTTCTGATATATTAATGAGGTGACCGACGAAAAGCCTCTCCGCTGGATAGGTACCTCACTTGAGGACCTACGGGACTTCCCCGAAGCGGCACGGCAGGACGCCGGTTACCAACTGGATAGGGTTCAGCACGGCCTAGAGCCCCACGACTGGAAGCCAATGCCAACAGTCGGCAAGGGCTGCCGCGAGATACGCGTACGCACCGAAGACGGCGCGTACCGTGCGTTCTACGTAGCCACCCTTGGGGATGTGGTGTTCGTACTGCACAGCTTCGTCAAGAAGTCACAGAAGACTTCCCAGCAAGACATCAACACCGGTAAGGCTCGATACAAGAAAGCGCAGGAGGAACTATGAGCGTATGGGACGACATCGCCGACACCCCGCGCGAAGCGGAGAACCTTCGCGTGCGGTCTGAGCTGATGATGGCAATCGAAAAGAAGATCAACGAGCGCGAATGGACCCAGGTCCAGGCCGCCGAAGCACTCGGACTGACCCAGCCTCGGGTGTCGGATCTGCTGCGCGGCAAGATCTCCAAGTTCTCCTTGGATGCTCTCGTGGACATCGCTTCCGGGTTGGATGTGCACGTGAAGGTGTGCGTCTGATTGCGACACGCCGACCAGGGGATATACCCCTTAACCGCTGTCAAGTAGTAAACTGCGCATAGGCGCGACTTACACCCATTCTTTTAAACCCCCATCGACATTTGTTCGGTGGGGGTTTTTCTATGCCCAAACGGAGGTTCCCTTATGCCTCTGTCTCGTGTCCGCTGCTGCATCCCCTGTGGCCGTATCCGCTACGCCCCCTGCTCTGCAGGGTGTCGAGTAGATCCCGAGAACGACCCAACAAGCTGGACAGAACAGGTGCCGCCGAGCGATGAAGCTGAGTAAGGAAGCGCGCAATACCGTCGCCGACTGCATCAGTAAGGGCATCCACCTGACGCTGGACGTTCAGTGCGATGGCGAGCCGATGGGCGGCTGGTGCGATAAGTGCGAGAAACCGTCGATGGTCGAAGTGCAACTGCGTGGCATCTCCACTGACGCCGTGTACGACCTCGGACCCGCCGTCGTATGTGCAAACCATGAGGCTGGCGATGATTGAATGTCTTGGTTGCGGCTCGACGGTGGGGCAAGACGGCGATTGCCCGCGCCCCGAACACTGCGGAAACTGCCCACCTTGGGACTGTGACGAATGCGGCCAGCAGTGCTCGATCAACACCCCTTGCGGGTGCTGGATTTTCCTTGAAGGCATGAACCTCGCCGACATCAAGGCGGTACTCGCCGCAGCCGATCTGAGTGTCAATGTGGAGGTGCCGCCATGCTCGACAGATTCTTCGCGGCACTAGCCGGCGCCATGGCCCCTCCACTCGTGGCCATGTGTGAGCGCATCGCGGATAAGAAGATCCCTGACGACACCGTGCCGAAGTTCATGGACGGCCTGCTGGATATCGCCCGCGACGGCGTTGACCGCGCCGTGAGTGTGGTGCAGACGTCCGCTGACGGTATTGCCGGTAGCGCGGAAGCTGAACTAGGTCAGCTCGGCTCGGAGATTAGGGGAGTGGTCAAAGCGGCCAACCCCATAGATATTCTCGGCAGCCTGTTCGGGCGACGCTAGACACCGCTGATGTCGCTGCACCGCAGTAAAATTGAGGTATGAGCATTGAGACCGAGCGGCAGTTGAATCGCCGCTGCATTGAGCTGCAAGACGAGATAATCCGCTGGGGCGAGAAGGCGCAGTGGGCGCTTGAGCAAGATGACACCGGATGGTGGGGCGATGTCCTCGGTGGCATCGTCAAGCGCGGCAAGCTGATGGCAGAGAAGGGCACCTAACGATGTGCCCTCCACGCTGTCAGAACTGCATCCATCCGCAGCATGACCACGAAGGCTGGTTTGGTCGCTGCACCCGCGACGACTGCGAATGTAAGGCAATGCAGGACTGACTTGCCCCTACAGCCTCTCCGTTCTACTATCGAACACATGTTCGACAATGTGTCATACCGTATCGAAGGTGATGGACCCGTGACAGCGGTACTCACCTACCAAAACCGGGAGTACCGGCACACCTCCCGAACCATGTGGCTGGGACACGAAGACGGCATGCCCCAAGGCTCCATCCGACTCGACGAGCATGTGTGGGCGCGGCTACAGCGCATCAACGGAACCATAGAAGCCACCATCACCGACTCTGAGACTGGTGAAAGCTACACCCTCACACCTGAATAGACACCGCGAAATGTCGGTGCACCGCAGTAAAATTGGTTCATGAGTGACACTTGCCCAGACTGTAAGCATCTATGGGATCTCCATAGCCTCCACGATTACCGTTGCCAAGACTGTGGATGCCCGGGAGGTGTTCCCGATGCTGGCCACTAACCCCGCGACTTACGCTGTAGCTCGGTAAAATTGAGGGATGAGCGGTTCGTACATCTACATTCCACCGACTCGGCATGCCTGCGACCTTCCGAAAACTGAAGATCCCATCGGGACTGTTTGGCGGTGTGACGACTGCGGCACATTCTGGAAGATGCGCGTGGATAACGGCTGCGACCGCTACTACGCCAGAATGTTCTGGCGCAACCTGTTTCGGAGGTCGTCATGGCTGAACCATCTCAAGCCCATATAGACCGGGCACGTGAACTCGGTCTCTCTTTCGATCCTTCTGATACATCGGATGAAGAGTTAAGCCGTGCTATCGCAACGTATGAGCGGGTTTACATCGAGGCGATGACCGAGAATGCTGGTAGGGACACTGATACTCCTACTGAGCGCCGCAAGATGCTGGGCGTATGGACTCAGCGCGATGAAGAAGAGGCCAAGGAAGCCGCTGAACGGCGGCGGATGTTCGGCTCCCGACGAATCCCACCCGCCTAGACACCGCTGATTCCTCTGAAACGTCGGATAATTGAAGGTATGGACATCACCGAGAAGCCATTGACCAACCTGGCTGACACAATACATACAGCCCTGATCGGACACAGGCCGGACGACTACGCCTGCTACTACAAGCAGCTTTTCAATGTGTTTGGAGCGCCCGGCATCCCGAACACCTACGAGGCGGTACTCAAGCGTTACGGCAGGGTAATCCATCGAGAGACATTCTGGCGGCGCAAGAGCGCAGAGAAGCAATGCATCGCATGGAAGCGCTTGTATGACGCCGTCGTACTACCACCTCCACAGTCCTAGACACCGCTGATCCCGTTGAAACGCGGGATAATTGAGGTATGAACGACGAATTGAGCTTCCTGCTTGAGGCGTCGCCGGAAGAGTGGGATACCTTCATTGGATGCCCACATACAGGCAAGTCCTACACGGAAGTGGGACGGCTAACCGGCGAGGTGTTCACGCGCTGCTGCGACTGTCACACGGCTTTGCCTAATCTCCCGTCCTAGCTGAATCCCTTTGGGAGGTAATCATGCTTGATGGTCAACCGTTGGGCGAGTACCCGGAACTGGGGCCGACGCACACCGCCGAGTATTTCGAGCTCCTAACACTGGCCTACTTAGCCAGGCTCATGGGTTACCACATCTAGTGCCATGCCCCTCACTGCTAACCAGCTCCGCATCCTAGAGGCGTTGCAGCGGTTACGTATAGCCCGTACTGAGGGCGATGTTGACGCCGAGCTCGTGGCCTACAGCCGCATGGATGAGCTACTGGATCGTGAACCTAGGGGCATAGGTTCCGTTTCGCCGATCGCGCCATAGCCAACAGATTGGCTGGTGTCGCGTTCGGATAGTTGGAGTGCGAGGCGACCTGCTCGGGGGTTTCCCCGTTGCGCAAGTCATTGCACATGCCGTTCCCGGCGGCCAGTAGGAACGGCCGGGACTGCCACATCACTTGAAAACCCTGCCCGGACAGTTCGTCCAGGTAGGCGTCATCGTCCGCGTACGCCGCGGGCGCGAAAACAATGCTGGCCGCTACGGCGGCTGCAGCTGCGATCTTGATCATTGGCGGATCGTAGACCTCCACCCCGACGGGTACAGGCGAAACGGGAGATCAGATGGCCGTGCAGCACTGCGAGTACTGCGGCCGCCGCCTCCGGTACGACTGCTGCCCGCACTGTGAAGAGGGTGAGTAGTGCTCGGGGTAGCGATCACCACCCACAACCGCCGAGATGTCCTCCTCAACGCGTTAACGCACTGGATCGAGCACACCTCGGCTGATGTGCCAATTGTCGTTGTGGACGACGGCAGCGACGAGCCCCTATGCCTTGAAGGCTGGCGCGGTATCCCGGTGCATCGAGTTCCTAGCGTGAGCGTTGTTCGCCATCCACAACCTATGGGGATAGCGGTGGCGAAAAACCGTTGCATCGCCGAGCTCATGGACTTGGGGTGCGACCACCTGTTTCTCGCTGACGACGATGTGTGGCCCACCGTAGACGAGTGGTGGAAGCCTTACGTTGAGTCGCCGGAACCGCATCTGTCGTTCCAGTGGCCCAGCGGCGGCCGACACAGCGTCACCCACCAAGACGAGCAGCATTTCGCCATCGGATTCCCCCGCGGAGTTCTCCTATACGCCGAACGCCGAGTGATCGACACGGTGGGCGGCATGGACACCGGATATGGGGCGCACGGCGGCGAACACGTCGACTGGTCACAGAGAATCCACGACGCAGGGTTGACGCGATGGCCGTTCGCCGATGTCCGAGGATCACACAACTTGATCTACTCCCGCGACAAAGCCGAAGGAAACCGAACAGGTTCTTCCCGGTTTGAGCTTCCCGAGCGTGCCCGGATGTGTGAGGCCAATGGAAACCGTTGGGGCCACAAGCACCCAACATGGCCGTACTTTCCATTCCGGGGAGGCGAGGGCGTCCAGGACTACCAGTTAGGCCCGTACTTCCCGCCCGCGGAGCATTATTCGCTGCTGCGGCATGTGGTCGGTTTGAGACCTTCCGGTGTGGCTTTGGAGTTTGGGGTGGGTAAAGGCGAATCGACCCGCATCATTGCCGAGCACATGCCGGTGATCGGATTCGACAGCTTCACCGGACTGCCTGAGGATTGGCGCGACGGATTCCCTAAGGGGTCGTTCGCGCATAAACCACCAGCCATCAACAACACTCGCCTAGTGATAGGTCGGTATGCCGACACCCTGCCAGGGTTCACGTTCCCTGAGTGTGGTTTGGTGCATATCGACTGCGACCTGTACTCGTCCACGGCAACAGCTCTGGAATATCTACAGCTCAAGCCTGGAACTTATGTCGTTTTTGATGAGTGGCACAGCTACGACGGCTGCGAAGACCACGAGATGAAAGCCTGGCGCGAATATGCCGACCGCACCGGCATCAACTGGTGTGTGGTTGGGCATTCGCATGAGGCTTGGGCGATTCGGATCACCTAGGGAGTTGTGTTGCGAGTCATCCTCTTTGTGTTCGCGGGCCGTAAAGCCAATATGCAACTCCAGTGAATCGCCCTGGAAATCCCGGAGGCTCC